CGAGCATCCAGGGGTGACGAGTGTCTGTGCATGTCACTGGTAATGACCAGTTCGATAGGGACCGCCCTAACCACACAGACAAAACATACGATGGTGTTGAACCCTCGTCACGGCATGCCTCTCATATGCTCAATGAGCATCACCGAAATTAGATCGATGCCTCTCTCCTGAGTTGAGATCGAGGTTAATTGGCACTACTTTGATATGCGCTTAATAACTTGCATGCGAATTATAAACCCGAGCAGGCTCAGGTTGAGGAACACTGTGGGAGCCAGCTACCCCCTGCCACGCCCTACTCTAACACAATTAGACTCACACAGAGTAGGGTGTCTGTCCATCAATGACAATTAATAGTCGAATGCCTATGAAAATTAGATGATGTTGTTGAGACAACCCGGACCTAATCCAATGTGGCCTGTAAGTGACCTTGCCAAAGATAAGATTGCGTCACTGCGTGGTGGCTATGTAAAGCGCTGAGTTTGCCATTCTGCAAAATGTAGTCGTGTGAATCAACGTACTACGAATCAAAGAAGTGCGCCCCCAGCGGTAAATTGTGTCACCTACCACGCAGGCATTGTTGGCTTCCAAGTTTGGAGTTCCAATGCTCCTCGCAGCAAACCGACACTACTCTTCTTGTCTGTACAAAGAGTTGTGAAGGTTGTGAATGTCCCACCATTCAAACCCGTAGTGTGTACACATGCAAGTGGGAGGCCCGCATGCCACTACGTGTTGGTCTGCAGCTAGATACTGGGCGACCAAACCAGTTTCAAATGCTATCTAATACAAGAGTTGTATGGGGTACTTACAACTCGCGACCATCTGCGACGCGAAATTTGCCGCGACGGGAACGACCGAATGGCCTTTCCAAACTGGCGTTGCTGAATGGCGTGTTCTGAATGCCACGAGGGCCGTTCTTCCCGCGCCGCCTGCCAGCTAGCGCATCAAAGCGCTGTTTAATGTCGTGGACCATTTCGAGCGCCTTCTTGCTCTTCTCCAAGGTTTCCTGTCGATTCCGAGCAGCGGCCTTACTCATCTTTGCCTGATTGGCAGGCGTATGACTGCCCCTCAGATTTTTCACCCCACCCTTTCGAGGCGGGGCAGATGGCTTGGACTTGTTCGCTGAGGCTTTTGTTTGAAGTGAGCCCATGGCGTCTTCAACAGGGCTTCCTTGGACGTTCTTCGTTCCGACCTTCCCAGGTTTTGTGCTCTGCTGGTGGTCATGAATGAAACGAGCGAAATCCTTAGCAGGTCCCAACTCGCGCAGATGATTATCAGCCAAAGAAAGCTGAACTTGAATGTTAACAACAGATGCCATCCTGATGAATGGTAAACTCCCGTATGTCGCAGGGGCGATGTTCTCGAACATGAACACCCAACCTCCATAGCAAAACTCGTCTGAGTAAATTGTCTGTGGGAATGATGTTGAGGTGTCTGAAACGAGTCCATCACCGTCAATGTCGACGGGAGGTGTGTTGTATGCCAAATCAGACTGCACTGAGTTTGGTGGTGCAGTCAAAGCGGGGTAAATGAGTTTGGCGTTAGTGAACTCGCCCACCGCTTTACGACTTTGCACCCACTTCGGAAAGCACAACCTTTTGTCTCGTTTGCCGTCCCCTCCAATGTCAATGACTTGAACGACGTGGCGGTCCGCAAGAATGTGCTCGCGCAATTGCTTTGGACTCAATTTGCACATGTCTTTCGTGAAGGGGACTGCACGTATCGTAGCTGAACCGCCACCCATGTTCACATCCACACACAGCTTAGCATCAGTGGTCCTACAAGGGGACACAGGATACAAAGCACGAACGTCTGGATCATGAATTGGTGAATGGATGTTGTCCTTAGACACGTACGGAGCGTCCACTGGACCTGCACTGAAATTCCACCATCCAGCACCGCTGTCGATTGGAACGTCTTTGCGGGTGCCGTTGGTACGAATTTGAGACAAGTTGGCTCTTCCGTCTCCTGAAGGATTCCAGAAAATCAGGTCATTAATGGTCATGTACGCCTCGCCGAATGATTCGGGAGACGGAGTTGTGGATGAACCTGTATCTCCTAGGTGGATCGTTGATCCCCCGAAACCTGCACCACCAACAGTTCCTCCAAAGCTAATCCCCGGAACAACGAGAGTCTTCACTGTCCGATTCACTTGTGAGAAGGTTTTGGTTGCAACATGTGACTCGAGGTGAACCATTTCGAAGATATCCGATGAGGGTACCTATTGATTCAACGATCAAAGCAAATATTGTGGCCGACGTTGTATCGGTGGGATGTGTGCTGCGAGGCACAAAATTGAAAACAGGCGCAAAGAATGCAGTGCAGAGTGCGATTTTAAAATCAGTCGTCTGGCAGAATCACCTTGAGATTGACGACTGCGTCCCAATTGGGGTACAGTGAATGCTTTGATCCACTAATTACATGCGAAAGACTCAAAAAAAATCCCAGGGGAAAGTCCGACATCGTCGGCAAACGATAATCGAGAATGAATTTCCGTAGTTAAGGCATGGTCTATCATGCCATCCAATTTGTCTTGGCAGGCCCGAATCACCCAACTGTTCATGTTGAGAACACGTGTAGGGATCATCAGATTAATCACCCGAGCGGGACACTCGAACGACTATCCGTATACAGGTAGAGAAAACACACTAGCGAGATAAGCAAAATGCCGCAACACTGTTGTGGATTGATCTATTATCACCTGCAACTTCCACACTAACTGCCAAGAAAACCTAGTCTTACAGGATGCCTCTCAAACACCCCAGCCGTCTCGTCGGTAACTAGGCCGCCCTCACCGTAAGGAACACCGCCTTCCTCCCAGGCTCTTCACCGGTAAACCGCCGGCTACTGAGGCATAAGGGTACCCGTCCCAAAGTGTGCTCCCACAAATTAATGCAGGATGGGACATGTCGTGACTTAGGTGCATAATCGTCACAGTGGGATATCACAACTAACTTACGTCCGCACTCCATGTTCCATGTGTGGCTAGGGACCCCACACATGTGTAAGTTAGCCCAGGGTGGTACTGCCGAACCTCTTCCCCTGTTCAATTGGTCCTGAAAATCGGAAATTCTCCTAAGATTTGTTGTCTTTAGCCATGCAGTGTGCACACACACACTATCCTGTCACCCAAGAAGAGATGAACAGCGCTCGGAGCTCTGGGCCGTGCATGCTCAAACTAGTGAGGCTGCATGCGTTGGACCATTCAACGTTGGTCCAGTCGCCGGCACTTAACCTGGCAAGGTCTTCTTGCAATTTGCTTGGCACACACGGTGCAACTTGCAAGTTTTCCAAAACTTTGGCGGCGCAATTTAGATGTTTGTGCGTGCAAGCACCAAACTTCTTTAATGCGACGTCCTTAACAAGTGCATCGTCCTGAATGCATTTTCCTTTGCCAAGACCACCATATTTTCTCCCTAAATTCATCAAAGATGGAAAAGTTGTTCCTTCTTCTGCTGCGAAAACATTGGCCCAACCTTTGCGGTCTTTGCAATCGGCAGCAAGTGATGAAAAGAAAGTGTGCATTGGTTGAAGACCGTTGAATTCGTCAGTCATCAACTTTGCGTACACTTCAACACTGTTTGCATAATCGGCTCCACGCAATTGTGTTGTGGACCATTGTTTCGTCTTCAAACAACGTTTGAGCTCAGGAAAGCAAACAATTTGGGATGTTTCTGGTGGCTTGCACAAGGCGTCCCTCCAGCCGGATTTACCACTGGCAAACTTCGAACTGGGTGGATCAGGCAAACAGTCAAGCTGGTTGTTGGGGCGCATTTCAAACTGAAACGCTGAGTTCTTGAACAGCATTTGATATCCGACGAAAGTCACAGCTCCCTCGGAATCAAAGTACTTCAGCTTGGGCTTCCAACCCCAACGTGTGAAGAAGAGCTCCACGTGAGTCCTCACATTCTCAAGCAAACGACCAATGGTATCATCGCCCTCGAAGGCGAGAACAGCCTTATAGACTTCACCATCGCGTGCTGAGACATAGGTAAAATATTTACCACCATGGTTGAACCAGGCCTGTAAAGCCTTTTCAACCTCATCGGTCTTCACAAGAAAGGTAAACCAACCAATCACGTTTTGCAGCCAGTTTCCGGAAGACGTGAGGCGATCACCGCTTTCACGAATTACCCTGGACAGCTTCAACTTGATGGATTGTTTCGAACCATCTTGAGCGGTGAAAGTAAACTTCCATTTGCAAATCATCTCACGTTCATCGACGACACGTTCGAATTCCATTGAATCGATTTCACTGGCTTCAAGGTTGCCAATTTGTCTCGCGATATGACGCAAAATGTCCGCTTCCGCTTTCTTGAGATCATAGCCGATGCCGTACTCAAATGCAGTTAAGTCATTTTCAATGACAGTTCCTGATTTGAGGGCGTTCATGTTGGTGCATATCTCTGAGAGGGCTTGCCTTTTGGAGCGGCCTTTGATCGAGGCATATTTCAGGCGGTGAAAGACGACGTAGTCAAAGACTGCTGCGATATGTGCAACTGCCGTTAGGCGCCGAGCACCGTGATCAACAACGGAACGAGGCTTGTCCTTGGCAGACACTTCGGGTTTGCAGTTGACTTTGAAAACATGTTCCAAGTCCAATGTTTCCGTCATACTCTTCATCACCATTTCCTGACGATCTTTGTCGGTAAACTTGCCAGGCAGATTTTGGAACGTGGTGCCTATCTCGCGCGCAGCGGCTTGGCACTGGTCGTATGTGAAGATGTTGTCACAAAACCATTTCACAATTCTATCTTTTGTCTCCATCTCAGATTTCCAAGGTTTGTAGTCACCAATGTCTTGATTTCTGAGATATTCTGCAGCTGTTATGTTCTGCGGGTGCGCGCTGAAAAAGAATGCTTTGTCTCCTGTCATGTGAGGAAATCGCGACAATGCCTCACGTACACCGCACTCAAATGATGCGGCCTGTGGGTTGCCCCGATGAAGTGTGGTCGAATCTTTTGTCAGATTGATTTCTGACAATATTTTCGAACCCTCAACAAAGGCTGCTTCTTGTTCCAGCAAACGGATTTTGCTTTGTACAGCACCGACTATAGTGCTGTCCGAGAATAGAGGATCCATTACCTTCTCGTAAGTGGTCCTCGTTGAAGACGGCTGTGTGGCCTTCTTCTGCTCGGGGTGAGTTGCAGTCTTGCCAGACGCGTGGACGTTGCTTTCTGAATGGGCCGATGTGTCCGGGGGCTCCGTCGGAGGCCCCCCAACCTGCGGGTTATTGTTGCCACTCAAATCCACACCCGTCCCGATTCGGAACGGGTTTTCAACTGCACCACCAAGAGACGCCCCACTTTGTTGTGACGTTCCGGATGATGAACCCTGCATGGATTGTTGTGCTGGCGCCATACTTCCCTGATTGGCCCGAATCAACTCCTTCTTTATCGTCCTTTTCATTTTATTAATGAGAAGGTCTTCCCCAGGATCCGTCTGAATTTCCTGTTTTGGAGAAGCTTCTTCATCAAATTGGTAAAGTCCGATTGGGTCCCAATAACCTGCAGAACCGTGCAAAGCACTGTGCAATGCTCGATCAAATGGTATTGTAGGCGGGGCTTCCTCATCAGGTTGGTATAGCCCGCATGGATCCCAAGGTAAGGGAGGATCGCTTTCAGTTGTTTCAGGACTTGTTGACATTGCCCAATCGGCAAGGTAAGCCATGACAGCATCTACTTGCAGATCCATCATCTCTTCTTGCGTCGGAGCATTGTTCGGAGACGGTTCGGTGGCTTCAGCAGTGCGTTTCTCAATACCCTTGGCGGCTTGAAGGATGGACTCTGAGCCATCACAACCGCCATAAGAACTTGTTGTCTTCTTGAGGGGATGATCAACATCATCTGCGTCACCGTAAAGTTTGTCTCCGATCAACATAGGGGTAGGTTCTCCCGCTTTCAACAATTGGAAGACTGTTTCCCTTTGTCCTGACCAACTGCGATTAAAGCAGCCGTCTTCGCGGCGGTACTGCGACTCGCCACTGAGGATTAAAGATCCGAATACAAGCAAAGCATCCTTGTATGCCGGATCAGTCGACGTCCAATTCGCAGAGGAATGTGACATCGACAAAAAGCTAGCCAACGCAGCCTCGTAATTTGTACCCGCCTTTCCCATCGCACGCGAAGCTTGATGCTTCGAATGGATTTCACGATAGTCAGCCAACATTTCTGCTGGCATGAACACGCGATGTTTCGACATTCGGCGCTGGGTGGTACATGGGACAAAACTCTGAACCTTATCGATGAATTTATCGTAGAACCCGAGTGGTTCGCACATTGGGCACTTTGTGTCCACAAGGATATCACGATAGAAAACATCGCCCTCAGTAGGTCGAGCATTGAGGATGCGTAGGCGACCCTTGTCACAAGTTGCACATGGAACACGAATGCTTGCCATGATTAATGCGTTAAGGATCCTCAAATTCACCTCGGTGTGATGAACACAACGAACGGTCTGTGAGTTGACCGAAATTTTGGTAGTTCAAGGGCAGTAGTACCTTG